TTGCTGGTTGGCTTCGTCACGCGCCTGCATATCGCCTATGGTGCCGCTCTTCATGCGAGCCAAGCCCTCGACAATAGGTTCGAAGTTGTTGTCGTTAATCTTACGCACCATATAGTCTAGCACACCCTTAGGGGCATTCTGACGAACGGCTTCCTCGTACATCATCTTGTCGCTCTGGCCGCGTACAATCTTCTCGGCGTTGCTGTAAGCGTCTGAACGACCCATGCCGTATTTCTCCACAAGCACTCTCGCCACATTGTTTATAGCATTCCGCTTTGCCTGCTCGTCGATGTTGTTCCAAGCATCTTCGGACATCTTGTCGATGTCGTGGTTGCGCTGATATGCCGCTTCGTTGCCAACGAAACGGAAAGCCTTCCATTGCTCCTTTGTCTGCTGATCGGCATTCATCCAGGCATTACGAACAGCCATATCGCTCTGTGTCAGCGGCAACATGGCAATATTCAAACTCTCTTCGGCCTCCTTCTGAGCCTCTTCCTGCAACCTTCTCTGTCTTGCAGGAGCCAGCGCGTCTGTCTGTTGTCCAAACGGTTGGTTGCTCTTGCGTATGGCCTCCATCCTTTGATTGAACGACTGTATCTGAGCGCCCACCGCCTGCTGCATCTCCATCTGCTTCTGGAAGCGTTCAGGGCCAAGCGGCTGCGCCTGCTCTTGTGTCGGCTGCGGATTCGGTTGTGCGGCGGCTCTCTGCTGCTCATACTGCCTCTGTGCCTCCTCGTTGGCAAACGGTGCGCGCACGTTGGGAGTCTGCGACTCCATGGTTGCCATCGGCGCGAAGGTGGCGTGATTGTTTACCGTTCTCTGCTGCTGTGTCCTCTCCATCGGCTGCTGCTGGGTGGCAGTATGCTGAACGGAAGTCGGCTGTGGCCCTACCAACGAATTGAACTCGTCATAGTCCTTGCCGACATTATAACCCAACTCTTGTGCACGGTCATAGCACCATCGGCGGCTATCTTCGTTGTTATTCATGAGGCTGTCAAACTCTTCATAGTTTGCACCAACATTATACCCTTCCTTCTGGAGGGTATTGTATAGCCATTTACGGCTTTCGTTATCGTTCATAGTAAAATAAGTTTCTGTTTAATTTTTTCCGCTCACACCAGGCATATCTCTGTTGGCCACACCTGGCATACTTCCGTTGTTACGTTTGCTGCTACCATTATTGCCGCTCCCGCTATTTCCAGTTCCTGTATCCTGCTCAACTATACGGTATTTTTCGCCATTGGGGGCCTTTACCGTTGTGACTTTCGTCACCTTTCCCGTATATGGGTCTATCTCTTTTGTAACAACTTGTGTGTATCCACTCTCACCTCTTTTTGCCTTCGCCAAAGCCGCGTTCGCCCTTCTGTCATTTGTATCCGCATTTTTAGCCCTTGTGTCCGCGTCTTGCTTCTTGATTTCAAGTTCTTTTTCTTTGGTGGCTGCTTTATACTTGTTCTGTGCTTCGGCTATGTCGTTTCTACGGATGGTCTGTTCGAGAGTCTGGGCTTTGATACTATTGTCAAATCCCTTTTGAGCCTTTTCTGCTTCGTATTTGTCCTTTGCCGTCATTAGACTTGCACCCTTCAGCGCGTAGTTCAGCGCGGCGTCCTTGTAGTCATTACGCTCGGCAAGTGCCTTCTCGTAACGCTCACGGGCTTTGTCTGACATGCTCTCGAGGTCGACGTTGGGAGCGTACTGCGTCGTGCCGTAGAGGTTGGCGATGGCGCGCCCCATGTCGTAGATGCCTCCAACCATCTGATGTGCTTTTGCAAGGCGTGCCCGTCTGTCGGCATCAGCCGCTAGGGCGTCATTGGCGGCCTTTTGTTCGCTGAGCATCTTATAGATGTCGTCGTAGCTGCTGTAGGCCGGTTTCTTCTCCTCTGCCGGCTGTTCGGCATGCGCTGTTGTGTTTATTATGTCCTGCACCTCCTGACGGACATTCTCATTGGCATCAATAGTGCCAAATGGACTTTTCTTTTGCTTCTCCATTATACCAATGTTTTTAACGAACAATCAAAGGCTTCTGGTTCGGTAGTGGACTGCCACCCTGAAATTCGTCGACACCTGTGCCTGCGTTCATGGCTGCGGAGCCAAGGGCGCCAGTGGCCTGTGCGATGGCCTGCGCCTTCTGCTGTTCGGTTTGGTTGAGCTGGTTGTTGAGGTCGTTCTGCGTGGCCATGTACTGCTCCTCGATGGCATCCTTGCGTGCCTCTCCTGCGGCGGCGATACGGCTGGTGGCATCGGCCAAGGCCTGCGCGTTGGCGGCTTTCTCGGCGGCGACGCTCTCCTCTGTACCACCGGCGACTGCGGCGGCACCTTGGGCGGCTTTGTTACGTTTCTTGAAGTTCTCCTGCGTGAGGGTCAACAGACGTTGTGCGTCGGCACGCTGGGTGGCATCCTCGTTGTAAAGACGGTCATACCAGTTCTGGTTTGCACGCTGCTGGTCTTCGATGTTTTCCTTCGCTTTCTTTGCTGCTTTCGATGCTTGGGCAAGACCAACACCTGTACCTATCAGGCCTATGGCGCTCCCTATTAGACTTCCTATCATTGCTATGTGTTTTTTTTGTTTATTTCACAACTTATAATTCAGTTGCAAAAATACGCACGTATCTTTGCACAACATTTTTAAGTTGTGAATTATGCCAAAAGGAAAACCAAAAGGCTCGCCAAAGACAGGCGGCAGACAGAAGGGGACACCGAACAAAGATACATCCCTCAAGTCTTACCTCCGCAAACACTCGGAGGCTTACTTCGCCCCGTCGATGACATACGCCGATATTCAGGACGAGAATCTGCAGAAGGTGGCATACGACGCCTACGGCACGGATGAGTTCTCCAAATTCGACCTCGACCTCTTGTGTTGCAAGGCCGACGACAAGATACAAGCCGAGCTAACCCTGCTCAAGTATCACACGCCGCAGATGGCTGCCGTCGCTGCCGACATGACAGTCAAGGAGGCCAACACCACCATATCCATGCGTCTCGAGCGTCTTGCCAACGGAGAAGAGATAGCCCCAGACGAGGAGTAAATCTATTATAATCTGTTAGTAGATAACGACATCCGACATCATACAAACAATTAAAACATCAATATTATGGAAATGTTATCAACCATGTTTGCCACCTTCGTGGCATTTGTCGCAGGCGTGATGGTCGTCACCGAGGCCGTCAACAAACTCTTCAAAGTGGAGGGGCAGACCCCGAAACTCATTGTCTCCTGGGTGATGAGCCTCGGTCTTGCCGCACTTGGTTTCGGCCTGCAGCTTGGCTTCTTTGCCGAGATTGGCGACGTGAACACGTGGCAGGGATGGGTCAAGACCGCCTTTATCGGCTGGGGTTGCGGCTGGTGTGCCAACTACATGTACGACCGTGACGAGATGTGGCACCTGCTGGAGCAGATATTCTCTCTGTTCTTCAAGAAGAAGTAAGTTCACCCCTCATCAGGGGAGGAAATCGGGAAGCCGTCGGTGCAAGAACATCGGCGGCTTTCGCTTTGTGATATGCCGTAATATCATTGTAGCCTTGCCTCCACCCTTGACATCGCATCGGCCACGGTCTCGTCGAGGAGTTTTGCATACACCTGACGTGTTATTTTTGTCGATTTATGTCCCAGAACCTTACTGACAATTTCTTCCGTAACGCCGTTGTTGACTAGGAGTGTGGCACATGTATGACGCGCCCAATGGCAGCTTATCGGTTTGTTTATACCTGCCATCACGGCCAATATTTTCAATCGGTCGTTGTACTTTTGGTTGCTCATTATCGGCAGTTTCCATCCATATTTTTTCAGCACATTCAAGGCTGGCTGCATCAGCATAAAGGTGAACTTGGCATTGGTCTTGCCTCGTTTACCAGAATATACATATTGGCCATTTATAATTCTCAGTTTGTTTGCGTCAAAAGCGCTGAGGTCTATATATGACAAGCCAGTAAACGATTGAAATATAAAGAGGTCTTGTGCATGGCGAAGATAGTCCGTTGTCGGGTCGAGTTGTGCAATCCTATCGACCTCTTCTTTGGTAAGGCACCTTTCAAGCGGGTCGGTCTCTTGCTCTTTGTCTATATGAACTCTCTTGTATGGGTTTTTATTCATCAACCCCTCGTCTATGGCATCGAGTATAAAACTGTTGAAGAAGCGGTGGTAGTTATTCCATTTGGAATTTTGTTTGAGTTTTTTCTCAACCAATGCTTCGTCCATCTTTAGCACATTTATCTCGGTGATGTCGCCGAACGTCTGCATGCCACCCCATTGTTCAAACCACCGCAGGAAACGGTCGTAACGTTCCTGGCTGTCTTTGGTAAGTCCGTACTTGCGTATGGTGGCACGTTCGTTGAGAAACTGCATGAGTGGAGGTTTGGCCGGAACTTTCTCGCCAGCCTCCTTCTTCTGCTTCCCGCTGATAAGAGGGCAGATGGTAAGGATGTCGAACGTCCCCGCCTGCATCTGTTCGTTCACGATGCGTCGTGCTTTGGCGACAAACGTGTCGAGTGTCTGCTGCATATCTATAGCGTCCATGCGGTTGACGACAGAACCGTTGCGCCATTGTTTCGGCAGACAGCGCACGCCGGTGGCGACATGACGTTGTATGCGGTCATAGGTAATGCGGAGGTCTACACTTCCCTCCTTTGTGGCCGAAGCCCTCTTCTTGCGGTCAAATACCAGTTTAAAAATAGGTGTTCCCATATTGTATTGTTTTATTGTATTATTATAAAAATGTAATCCCACTTTTTTAAAATGTAATCCCACCTTGTTTTTGGGATTACAAAACCCTATATATGATTAGTTGTGGTTATACATGATTACACATTGCATTTTTATCGCACCTCTCCCCTTTATAGGGTAGAAAATGTTGAAACACAAAATATTGTAAACGTAAAATACTGAAAGACAAAGAGGAACAACCAACGCAAAATTGATTGTTCCTCATCTCATTCGCGGAGAGAGAGGGATAATGAACCTTGTTTATGGTGGTGATTATCATTGTGTTGGTTTTTTGAGTGGTGCGGTGGGAATACAATGGGGTGTTCATTTACTGAAAATCCGAGCGGTCGGATGCGTCACTGTCGTTGCCTTCCAACCGGAGACGCAGGCGTTCGTTCTCGCGGACGAGTTGTTCGTTACGGTCGAGGAGTTCGGAGACGGTCGGGGACGGCTCGCTGAACATGGAACCCGTTCCGGTGAAGAGCCACTGCAGGTTGATGTCTGGGAAGAGCGCAAATAGTTTTCCGATGACGTCCGAGTTGACGGGTGTCTCGCGTGCCTTGCTGCGGAAGTTGGCCGATGTCACACCGAGGGTCTTGTATGTCTTCTCCTTCGGCGCCCGCTTCACCTCCAGCACTTGTCGTATGCGGTCTTTAATCATATCGCAAATTTATTTTCGTAATCGAAAAAATGTTTGTACTTTTGCAGTCGGATTATTTACATATTTGAGTGTTGTTTTATTGGAGATGGCCGTCACGTTCTGTGGCGGCTTTTTTTTAGTTTTCGCTGTGGGCTGATACAAGGCCTATTATTGTAGTTATTATTGCTTGGAGGATAAGCAGAGTTATTATTACGGCAATGACAATTCCAGAAGTGCCGTGTCCTTGTACGCTCTGCCAAACCATAACATCAGAACGTATGAGGTTGAACAGCACAAGGCATATTGAAACAATCAGGGCGACCATATTGTTCCTTACTATCCATGCGTATGGCATCATTATCAAAACCTGTGCGCCTATAAGGATGCCTTCAATGATTCCTCCAGCAAGGATTGCGACAAGCACCATCATCTTTGTGCTTAATGAGAGATACAATGCTATTGGCAGCACCAATATCAGATACAGCAAGCCTGTGTACAGACATGTATATACGAACGCTGCTAATACTTGTCCAACTGGTTTTAATGTCTTCATATTATTTCGTTTTAAATATAATGTCTTATGCTGATATAGGTTCCATGGGAGTCGGAGCCGAAGACGATTTGGTTTTTTCCCTTTCGGTGGAGAGTTGGAGCTTGAGGCGAGAGAGTTCGTCCTCGAGGAGGCCGATATGCTTGAGGAGGGCGGCATTGTTGTCGCGCAGCATCTTGTTCTCATCGGCAAGGCTGGTGTCTGGCAAGGCCGAGGGCTGCACCGTCTGGAAGGGTGCCTGCAGGGAGTTGGCAGGGAGTTGGTAGGGAGTTGGTAGGGAGCCGGTAGGGAGATGACCGCCATTTGTTGTTTTTTGACGCAACATTTCGCCTTTTCCGAGGAGTAACCAATCGGGTGAAATTTCGGGGCAATTTTCTAAAATTCGTGTAACAGTTGATACATTTAAACCACTTCCGCGGTTCAAAACGGTGCGAATTGAGCCATTGGATGAGAAAATTTTTTTCTCGAATTGGCTTGTATTAAGTCCGTAATATTCAATCATTTGTCGTATTCTTCCTATCATGGCAAATGTTAAATTTAAAATTTTGTTACATTTTTATTTTGCCGTATGAGAAAATTGTTATATCTTTGCACCGTGATTTTGAAACCGATTTTTAATTCAGTAGTCAATCGAATTTGCAAAGATACAAAAATAAACGGAATATGGTGAAAAAAGTTACAGAAAAGGAGAAATTTTACCGCCGCGCCGTGAAGTCGGTGGAGCGGATGGTGGCCGAAGGAACGGGTCTCACGCAGGCTCGCCAGCTCGTGGCCATGAAGTTCGGCATCGGCTACGCGAACGTTGTCAACCTTACCCTGCACCTCTCGCCCAGAGCGCAGGAGCAGGCATCGGCCAATTAGAAACAAGTACAACAACCCAATAAAACAACAACAGATTATGGCAAACATTCAATTCGCCTGCATAGCGCAGGACACGGACACAAAGGTAAACCTGCTCGTCCTCGACGGCGGTAAGATTATCGGCCGTCAGGAAGGCCTGCACGACCACGCGGAGGCAGAGCGGTGGGTCAAGGAGAACTACGACATGGATTTGACGGTCGGAGACTGCTACGCGAACTACAACGCCTTCCGCGCCAGCAGGTACGGGAAGCGCTAGACAACATCCTCTCGCCGCTGTCGGGGGAACGACAGAGCCCGTCAAGGGTTGGCCCGAGTGGTATCGAACTCCACCGAGAGGACAAACACAGAGGTTCGCCAAAGCCAACTTTCTGCAAAACGGAAAGTCCGCAGGGTGCGGGCGAGGAGACAAACCCGCACCCACAAACGTGTGAAACAAGAGAGCGTTCAAGACAAACAAGACAGACAACATTATGGAACTGACACTTTCACAGAGAGACCGCGACGCGATAGTACAGCAGCTTCGCATCGCCCTCCGCAAGGACATCAAGGCCATGCTGGCCGATACGCGGGAGCCGGAGATGGTCACCACGGCAGAAGCCGCGAAGATGCTCGGCATAGGCACCCAGCGAATGAGGCAGATTGCCGACCGCTACCCCCACACCAAGAAGGGCGACGGGCATAAACAGGGGCGGCTGCTGTTTGTTCGTGAGGCAATATTGAAAACCTTATAAAACGGAAACGGTATGGCGATGAAAGACTACAAAGACATGACGGCGCAGGAGCGCGAGGCGTTCATGGAAGCCATGACGGAGTGCGACCGCCGACGCGACTACTACAAGACGCACGGAAGGCCGCTGACAGCGAGGGAGAAGATGCTGGAGTACGAGAAGAAAAGAACCGTGATACACTATTGATATGGAAAGCACAAAAGCGGCAACCCCGTCTGCCGGAAAGGAACACACATGCGCATCGTGCGGCTGCTGTTCGCTCAGCGGGAACTACTGCGAGCTGTGGATGATACCCACCTACCTCACTTTCGGATGCCCGCAGCACACAGGATTGAGAAAGAACAAATAATCACCAATAAAACAAACAAGCAATTATGGAACAGAACAACAACAACGCCATAGTGGCGCTGAACGAGGCGAAAGAGAACTTCGCGCTGGTAATGAAGGAGGCACAGAGTCTCGACATCGTGAACAACGTGGCCGGAGCCTTCGACGCCGCCATCGTCATCACCAAGCTGCGTGCCGTGATGACGGACGACATCATGAAGCAGGTGTTCATGCCGCTGCAGGGACAGAAGATTGGCTTCAGAGCCGACAAGACCTATCCCGTGGACGTGGTGCGCAACTGCATCATCGACGGAGCCGCCAACGGCCTGCTGCCCACGGGCAACCAGTTCAACATCATCGCCGGCAACATGTACCCCACCAAGGAGGGCTACACCGCCCTGCTGTCCAAGTTGAAAGCCTCGCCCATGAAGCTCGTCTACAGCTTCGAGTTCGACGCCGAGGCCACCGCCAAGAGCAGCGACCCCAACTATGTGGCCATCCCCTGCAAGATAAGTTACAAGACCGCCAGCGAGGACATGAAGGGTGTGTTCCGCTACATCGCCATGGTGAAGAGCAACGGAGCCACGAGCACCACCGACCAGCTGCGCGGCAAAGCCGAGCGCAAGGCCAAGAAGGCATTTTATGAGTTCCTGACGGGCATCGACCTCGGCGACGCCGACGTGGAGGACGCGCAGGCCACGGTCATCAGCACCACGATGAACGGTGAGCCGAAGACCCCCGCCCAGAGCGCATTGGAACTTGCCCGTAAGATTAACGGAAAGAAAGAGGAGCCCGCCGCACAAGAACAGCCTGCCGACGGCATGCAACCCAACCTCGGTTTTGAAGAGAGCGCACAGGCGTAAGGAGGACTGACCTATGGCATGGAACACCATCACAAAGGATAACAAGTCCACGGCCTATGACGTCAACGGCGTGAAAGGCCACAAGTGGGTGTGCCGGAGCAACGAGGAGTGGAGAGCCGAGCGAGCTCATTCCTTCGGAGCCTCCGAGGTGGGTGCGTTGCTCGGCATCAGCCACTTTGCCTCTCCCCTCAGCGTCGTGCGCCGCAAGCGCTACGAACTGAACGGCCTCTTCAACTACGACGAGACCGACGCGATGCTTGTCGGCCACCTCTTCGAGGGCGGCGTGGCCGCGTGGCTGGAGCGCAAGCAGGGTTACGAGATAATAGAGAGTTCCGCAGCCGAATACCTCCTGCGGCGCGACGATATGCCGTTCCTGCACGCCAGCCCCGACCGCATGTGCTGGCTCGACAAGGAAGGCCCCAGGAGCGGCAAGAGCAGCGAACTGAACAAGGCCGTCGTGGAATGCAAGACCACCAGCATGCCCGTGGACGGCGACAACCTGCCCGTGAGTTGGATATTCCAGCTGCACACCCAGATGGGCGTGAGCGGCTACCACAAGGGCTTCATCGTGTGGTTCTCGTTCTCGACGCGCACCTTCGGCTTCCGCATGTTCGACTTCGACGAGGAGATATTCGCCGCCGCCGTGAACGTCTGCCGCGACACCTGGGAGCGCTGCATCGAGGGCGACGAAGACCCCGAACCCGTCAACGCCGCCGACATCCTGCTGCTATACCCCCAGCACACCGTCGGCAAGACCATCACCGTGAACAACGCCACCACGACGACCATCTCCGAACTCAAGGAGTTGAAGGAGGCGAAGAAGAAACTGGAGGAGGCCATCGACGAATACGCCGACCGGCTGAAGGCACAGTTTACCGACGAGGAGGCCATGGTGGACAACAGCGGCCGCGTGCTCTGCACCTTCAAGACCAACAGCCGCGGACAAAGACAATTCTTAGTCAAGTAACATATAATACCAAGCACAATGAAGATAGAAGGAAAATTCATCAGAGTCCTTCCGACAGTGGAAGGCGAGACACCAAGAGGAACATGGATACGTGGCGGCTTCGTCATAGAGACCTTC